GAATTGGTTAGTCAGGAGTGTAGCACGATGAAACAGAACATGCAAGCTGAATTTTTCCTCCCACCCGCCCTGGTTGAGCAAGCGCTCGAAGACTTCCTAGATGAGACCCACCGCGCGCTTGATATCTACGAAGCGATCCCGATTCGCCAGCGCACCGCTGACGACCGGCAAGCGCTCAAAGAGTTGCGCCGCGATGCCCATGCCTACAACCGCGCGCTCGATTATTGCCAGGAGGGCATCTGGCCCAGCTGTATCGATGGCGTGTGGGAGATCGACAGTCTCTCAGAGCGCGGGCAAGTCAAACACCACATCTGGCGCGAGGGCGGCAAGTGGGCCTGCGACTGCAAGTGCGCGGGACATGGCTACTTCCATGTCCACCAGGCGATTATGACCGGCATCGAGCGCGGCCTCGAATTGGCGGAGCAGCACGGGCTGGATGTGCCGATCGAACCGACCGACGATGAGCGGGCGACCCTGGGACTGGCATTGCAGCGAGTACCCGCCGAGCATCCCGACGATGAGCCGCCATTCTTGCCAGATGCGGCGCTGGCCTGGCAGGAGCACGAGGCAGAGCAACGGCTGTGGGCGCGCTGCACCGCCATTCGCGCTCGCTATCTCCAAGAGGCCGCGTGATGCTTGGCATTGTGTACCTTTTGCACTTCGAGCGCCCGATCTCCGTCAACCACACCTGCCAACACTACACCGGATGGGCGCTCGATTTGAATGCGCGCCTCACGATGCACCGAGCCGGCAAGGGCGCCAGATTGACGCAGATCGCCATTGAGCGAGGCATCGGCTTCGAGGTCGTGCGCACCTGGCCGGGCTCGCGCGAGTTCGAGCGCTATCTCAAAAACCGCAAAGAATCACCACGCCTGTGCCCGATGTGCTGCCAGATACATGGCTGGCAGCCACGTCGGATCCCGCTCAATGTTGAGCAACTGGCGCTTCCGCTCGATATACCTGATGAGTTTCCGCACCTAGCGCCCGGCCGGGCTGACTGGCTGGAGATGCAGATCACGCGCGGCTGGAGACAGGCTAGATCGCACCTGTACGGGCACGATATATCGTGCCCCAACACCGACGATTTACTTTAGTACGGGCACGATACCCAGCCCCAACAAGAGCGCGCCGCTACCCTGCCAGGCTCGGCGCGCTCCCTTGAACCCTACGATCGAGGATTCACATGCTACTATACGTTATTATCGCACTCTTGACCATCCTGGCACTGGCTGAGGCCTGGCTGATCGGCTTTCTGGCGATCGACCGCAACTACGGGATCCTGAACGCGACCGCTGGCCTGACCCTCATTCGCTTCGTGCGACGCCGGCGCGATCTGATCCTCTTGGATCTGGACAACTTCAAAGCGTTCAACGCCGCACACGGCCACACCGAGGCCGACTGCCGGGTGCGGCGGGCGATGCAGGCATTGCACTTCCGGCGTGGCGACGGGATTCGGGTGGTCAAACGCGGCGGCGATGAACTGCTGATCTCCTGCCCAGTGGGCCGGGCCGATGAGACGATAGACAGGGTACAGGCGCGGCTGCTTGACGTCGGATTGACCGCAACCGCCTGCATTGCCTACGCGGCCACCGATATGTATCGCATGCTCGCTGAGGCCGAGCGGGCGATACTGGCGGCGAAGACGGCGGGCAACAAAAACACGATACTCTATCTGTCAAACTCTTAACTCTTAACCAAGAACCAAGAAAGCGAGAATCATCATGACCGAAAACCCAACCAAAGCTATCCCGACCCGCAAGAACGTCAGCCGGCCGGCGCCGCCGCCCATCCCGACCGAGACCCTGCCCGATCCGCCGCAACGTGTGCCGCCGGCGGTGGTAGCAGCTGCGACCGGGCTGGGCGCTGACAAGCCCCAGCGACCGACCGACCTGGCCGGCGCCTATGTGTGGCTGCTGAGGCCGTTCGCACAGCGCGATGTTGAGATCAAGCCGGGTGCTATGACCAAGGACCGCAGCCGGTGCCTAGCGATGCCCTACGCCGATATGCGGGTGTACTTTGCCCGGCTCGACAAGATCTGCGGCTGCGAAAACTGGAGTCACTCCATTACATTGACCGAGCGCGGTGCGGTCTGCCACCTCACGATCTTCGGCGTGACCAAGAGCGGCGCCGGCGACTACCCACGCGACAGTGGCGATGAGAACGCGGCGACCAGCGCCGAGGCGCAGGCGTTCAAGCGCGCGTGCGCAGCCTTTGGGCTAGGCCGCTACCTCTACAACCTGCCACAGATTTGGGCCGATTACGATGATCAAAAGAAGCAGATCATCGACCCGGCACAGATTGTCGCGCGGATGTATGGCAGTCTCAAGAACGGGGATGAGTGAGTGAGGTGCGGCGGTCCGGCCTCGCCAGAACTGACGATATCGACGAGGGCCACCAGGCCGCACCGCCAGAACTGACGATGGCCGCGCCCACCGCTGGACATGACGATGCGATATCGAGCTGGCCAGCCTCGACATATCGAGCGATGCTGCAGCATCGCTGCAAGTGACGATAGTCGACGGTGTGTATCGCTCGATCTGCTGCTCTCCGCCGGCGCTATTCCTTTTCCTCGGGCCGCGCGTCCCGTGCCGGCACATCCTTGAGCCGTTTCAACGCAGCCTCCGCCTGGTCGGCCCCGACTGCGCGGCCGATGTCATTCAGATGGCGCATTTGACTGCGCACGACCGAGAGGAGGCTGCCCAGCAGCAGGTGCATCTCGCTCATCAGATCCTTGATTTCCGCACGCTCCACGGCACTCGTCTCGTCGTGATTCTTGACGGCGATGGAGAGCCGCGTGAAGGCGTCGGCCAGCGCCTGGATCTGCTCGTGCTGGGCACGCACGACCGAGGCGGTTTGTCCTGCCGCGTTCAACGTATTCAGGATGTCGTTGAAGAGTTGCTGCCACTGTTCCGGTGTACCGCGCGCCTCGATTGTGGCGAGTCGTTGCTCGATCGCAGACAGCGCTGTCTCTATCTCCTCACCCATGCTCCGCTCCTTCGTGAAGAATGGCCCACCGCGCCGCCCAGTGTGCGACAGTCGCCGCGCGGTAGACCATCCGTGCTATCAGTATAGCATGTGGCTTTACATATGTGGTAAAATGATTTTGCGACAGTCGCCGGCTCTTCGGGCGTCTGTCGTTTTCTTGTTGGGGAAGGCGTGGATGAGGAAACCCAGCGACTCATTGCTATTCGGAGAATCAAGCAGGCACGGCTGCATGAGCTCGACAAGCAGGCCGCCGCGATGGGCGAGTACGCCGTCCCGCCGCATATCCAGATGGAGCGGAACGATCTCAGGCGCGATCTGGGCCTCGCACAACTCGAGCTGAGTGCGGTCGAGACCGCGATCGCGGCGCCAATCACCTCAAATGTCGGCGATGAACTCGGGCCAAATGGGCGCTTTATGGTCTACTACCAGCAGAATCGCGAAATTAAACAGAGCATCGCAAAACTTGCAGATGATTTCGACGAATTCAAGAACGGCCGTTTCCAGGATTTCGTGAGCGAGAGCAAGGATTGGCGCATGCGAAACCGCCAGTGGCTCCTGATCATCGGTGTCGCCGTGGTGATCATCCTGGTCATCATCGTGGCATATGTGGCCTTTCAAGCGGGGCAGGGCAGGCTATGACCTTCGACATACAGATCATCCACTGGAAAACGCTTGATGAGTTTGTCACCTACTTGGCCGCTCTCCCTCGCCCTGAGTGGGTGAAGGGCATGTGCGACCACAACACCTATATCCCAAACGAGCGCCAATGGCAGGGCCTCGCGTCCATGTGGTCGATGGCCAAGACTTATGTGAGCCGCGGCTGGTCTGCTGGCCCACACCTCTACCTGGCTGCGGAAGCCCCAAAGATCGAAGACACCGGTATCTGGCAAATGACCCCACTGTCGCACGTCGGTGTGCATGCTGGGCCCTGCAACAGCACGCGCATCGGCATTGAGAGTGTGGGGGACTTCCAGGCCCGCCCACCCTCGGTCGCGCAGTGGTCGCTCTGTGTTGCGGTCAATGCGGCCATCTGTCACGCCTGGCGGCTGCCGCCACCCTCTGTGCTGGTGCATAAGGAATGCATGACGGATCGGACATGCCCTGGCCAGTATTTCAGCGCGGACAGGCTGCGTGCCGATGTGGCTAAGGCGCTCACTGGGCCGACATCCGGCGCCTACCGCGCAGCAGGTGTGCCAGTCTACTACGATAGTCTACTCACACGGCCCACGGGCGCGCACCTTGACCCGACGGCCGTTTATGCGATTGACGCAACCGCCGCCGACAATCCGACCAAGTACCATCCGCGGGCCGGGCATGTGAGCGACACGCAGGGCGGTGGGTTTGTGAACATGGACGGACTGGAGCGCGTATGAAGCACATACACACCGAAGACCAGCACGACACCTCACCCGTCATCCTGGCGGCGGTGGCGCTGACCGCGTGTTTTATGGGCGGCTGCGGCATCGGCTGCCTGATCGGCTGGCTGGCGCGCAGTCTCGGGCGGTAGGGCGATGCCACGATCGACCGTGCCGCCCGAGGTGCGTGCCGCCGCGATTGCTGACTTGCAGACAGGCGACACGCCGGCGGATGTGGCCAAGCGATATGGGATCGATCGTGGCACAGTCAAGATGTGGAAACAACGCTATGTTGCCGCCCATGAGAATCGGACTGTTACCGTCTCGCCAAACCCATCGCCGATCGAGGTCGCACAACTGAACATCGCCGAACTGGTGATGCATAATCTTCGCGCGAAGCTGATTGCAACCCAGAGGATTGCCGAGTATGTTACCAACCCAGAATGGCTTCAAAAACAGACCGCCGCCGAACTGGGTGAACTATTTGAACACATCGATCGATCTGCCGTCGGTATCCTCGACCGCATGGCCAAGCGCGGACGAGATGACGATCAGCAGCCCGGCGGCGAGTCCGCTTGACTGGGCGCCACTTCCTGGGCCGCAGACGATGGCTTGGGAGTCGGAGGCCGATCAGATTGGCTACGGCGGCAGTCCGGGCGGCGGCAAGACCGATCTGCTGATCGGCTTGGCTGGTGTGCAGCATCGGCGCGCGGTGATCTTTCGCCGCGAGTTCCCGCGCGTGCGCGCGATTATCGAGCGCAGCCGCGAGGTGTTCGCAGCGAATGATCCAACCAACCACATGCGCGATAGCTACAACGAGCAGCTGCACCTCTGGCGGCTGTCCTACGGGCGCACGCTGGAGTTTGCCTCCATGCAGCGCGAGGAGCACAAGAAGAACTACCAGGGCCGCCCGTACGACTTTCACGGGTTCGATGAGGCGACCGAGTTTAGCGAGAGTCAGGTGCGCTTCGTGATTGGCTGGAACCGCAGTGCCCGACCAGGTCAACGCACGCGCGTGGTGCTGACCTTCAACCCGCCGCTCGACGAGGAAGGACTCTGGATTGTCCGGTTCTTTGGGCCGTGGATTGATCCTGAGTACACGGGCACGCGCGCACTCCCTGGCGAACTCCGTTACTTCATCTCAGGTGACACGGGCGATATCGAGGTACCAAAGGGCACGCCGGACGCCAAGAGTCGCACCTTCATCCCGGCCAAGCTGGAGGACAACCCCTATCTGGTCGCGACCGGGTACGGCGCAACCCTCAAGGCGCTGCCAGCCGATGTGCGCTCAGTCCTGCTTGGCGACTTTGCCAAGATCGGCACGGTCGCGAACCCGTGGCAAGTCATCCCGACCGCATGGATCAAGGCCGCCCAGGCGCGCTGGGGAGACACGCGCCCAGACGGCCCGCCGTCAGCCGTCGGTCAGGATGTGGCCAGAGGCGGCAAGGATCGCACGGTCGTGGCCCGCTGGTACGGGTCGTATGTCGATCGGCTGCAAAAGGTTCCGGGCACTCTGACGCCCGACGGCCCGACGGCCGCCGCGCTGCTGGCTGACGATGTTGCCCAGCGCGCGTCGATTGCCGTCGATATCATCGGCGTCGGTGGGAGTTGCTACGACTCGCTGCGCGGCAGTGGCGCTATCGTGCTCGGCGTGAACAATGCCGAAAGTGCGGGCGAGGCGCGTGACAAATCGGGCCGGCTGCGCTTTCGTAATATCCGCGCCGCGTCCTACTGGAAGCTGCGCGAGGCGCTCGATCCTGACCACGGTGACAACATCGCGCTGCCGCCCGATCAGGAATTACTGGAGGAATTGCGGGCACCACGGTACACGATTACAACGGGCGGTATTCTGATCGAAAGCAAAGAGGATATTGCGGAACGCATCGGGCGCTCACCCGACTCGGCCGACGCGGTGGTGCTGGGTCACTGGGCGGCGACGGCCGTCGATGCCAATACCTGGCTGCGCCGCTATCAAGCCGCCGCACCAAAGGAGGAATCGCATGCCGCTTAATCTGACCTGGCAGATTGCCCTCGTCTTGATTGCCGATGGTTTCCTCATTGGCATCGGCTTCCATTTCGCGGGCATCGTGGTGAGTGCCATCATGGGCGCACTCAGGAGACCATCATAATGCCGACCATTCCCGCCGGCGTCACACCGATCGATCTCTCGTACACCGTGGCACGGCTCGCGAACCGATTCCTGGGGACGAAGCTGCAATCGCGCGCCTTCGGGCCGGGCATCCCGCTGGAACCGACCGTGCCGACGATCGAACAACTCCAGCCGCGCCAGTTTCAGTACCCGGTCTCGACCAACACGATTCTTTCCCCACGCCGCGAGTACCCGCAGCTGACCCCCTTCGAGCAGCTGCGGAATCTCGCCGCGCTGTATGATGTGGCCGCGCTCTGCATTGCGACCCGGATCGAAGAGTTGCAGGGCCTCGATCATCAAATCGTGGCGAAGGACAAGAAGCAGCAGGCCGCCGAGAACGCGACGTGTGATGCCCTCATGGCCTGGTTCGCCAAACCCGACCGGGTGAACGATTTCGATGCGTGGCTGGGCATGGCGCTGTATGAGTTGTTCTCGATCGATGCGTGGACCGTGTTCCCGAAGATGGACCGGGGCGGCGGGCTGTGGGGCTTGGAAGTGGTCGACGGTTCGACGATTAAGCCGCTGCTCGATGCGCGTGGGCAAGTCGCCGCCTACCAGCAGATTCTGTATGGCACGCCCTGGTCAAATTACGAGCGGCCCAGTCCGGACGCGGATGACGACGACTTTCCGAACTTCAGCCCGCAGGAACTGATCTACCGCCCGCGCTGGACCCGCACCTACACGCCCTACGGCTTCCCGCCCACCGAATGGATTATCATCCGAGTCAACACCGCGCTCCGCAAGCAGACCTTCGATCTCGCACACTTCACGGACTCGAATATCCCGGCGGGCATTCTCAATCCGCCCGAGGGATTGATGCAGCCCGAGCAGGTTCGCGCGTTTGAAGAATGGTGGAACGCCAAGCTGCAAGGCGACGACCTGGCGCGGAACCGCATCTTGTTTCTGCCGTGGAAGGGCGACCTGACCAAGCTCAACGACATGAGCGAGGGCGGGCGGTACGAGTCGTCCCTCGATGAGTGGATGCTCAAAATTACCTGCGCCGCCTTCGGCGTGCCGCCCAGCGAGATCGGCTTCACGGACGACGTGAATAAGGCAACCAGCAGCGGGCAAGAGAACATCACCTATCGGCGCGGGCTCGGGCCGCTGACGGTGTGGCTGAAACGGTTCTTTGATCACATCATTCAGGAGCGGATGGGGCAGAGTCAGCTCGAGTGGGCGTGGCAGTTTGGCGAGGCGGAGGATAACCTGAAGCTGGCGCAAGGGGATAAGATCTATGGAGACCTGGGGGTCGTGAGTGCCAGCGATCTGCGCGTGCTGCGCTTCCCCGATCTGGATGGCCCGCCGCCAAGCGTGCAACCACCACCACCATCGCCCGCACCTGTGGGTGCATTGGAGGGGCAATGAATGAGACACCCGATCCGATGGTCGCTGCACTCGATCGGGCTCTCGCGAAAGCGCAGAGCGCGCGCCAGGCGGCAGACGGTGAGCAGGTGCTCACTGGGGCCTACGGCACGCCGGACTACGCCAAGATTGTCAGCTGCTACCGCCGTCACGAGAAGCTGCTCTATCAGGGCACGCTCTATCATGTGCGCTGGGTACAAAAGCAGGGCGCGACCTTCCGCGCGGGTGTCAAGCGCGCAAGGAAGCAGCCAGTATGAGGCAGTGGAGGAGGGCTAGGTGAGCTTCGATATCCAGATTCCCGAACTGGCGCCACTGAGCGAGGCGCTCGAAAAATACCCCGACATTGCTGAGCCGATTGTGAGAGCGACGACCGATGACGCGCTGCTCAGTCTTGTGCCTGCGTTCGCGGTCTATCCGCCCGAGCTGCCGCACCAGCGCTACAAGCGCACCTTCAGACTCCAAGAGGGCTGGCTGAACGCACAACCCGAATGGGCGCCCATTGCAAGTGGCTTCGAGGCCAAACTGACCAACCCCGCCCCCTATGCCGAGTGGGTGCAGAGTGCCGCGCATCAGGCCAAGGGCCTTGCGCATTGGCGGAATACCGACCAGCGCGTTGTCGATCAGCACGAGCCGGACATCACGCGGCGCTTTGATGATGCCTTGCAGGTTATAGCGGATGCGGTCGAAGGGAAGCACTAATGGCCGATAGCTACGTGTTTCTGCCAGGGGTGAGCGGGCCGACCAAGATCAAGGCCGTCGATCGGGGCGATGGGACGTTCGCGCTCAAAACAACGACGACGACGGGCAGCGGCACGTCCGTGTTTCTGCCGGGCCGAACGGGGCCGGTCAAAATCAAAGCGGTCGATCAGGGCGACGGCACCTATGCGCTGCTCGCGACGGAAGGATGAGCCATGGCCGATACCACAATTTACCTGAACGGGCCGCAGGGACCCGTGCCAATCAAGGCGGTCGACCAGGGCGACGGCACCTATAGCCTAAAGGTGCTGGGCAGTGGCGCCGCCGCGATTCCGTTTACAATCCCGTTCGTCGCAGGCTACGCAACGATAACCTGGACAAGCATGCCGGCGGCACTCACCGAGTTCAATGCTGCTGCACGCGGTCGTATCAAGGTGGATCTGACCAATGCGACACAGGCGCGGCTGATTGTGCATATGATGAGCACGGCGGGATCGGCGAACGCCGAACTCCGGGCGCAATACTCGACCGATGATAGCTCATTTTCCTATATGGACGGCGCGACCGGCCCATCAGTTGCGATCAACGCAGCGAATGTGACACTTGTGAGTTCCTGGGTCAATCTCGCTGCCGGCGCGAAGGCGGATGTGTTCCTGCGCGTCGTTGGCATCAATGGCGACGGAGCCACGTCGCCGACGTTCGGCAATATCAGCATACAGGTGCGGTGATATGCGGCTCTCACTCACAACCTTGCTCCTGCTGCGCCAGGCTGCGCTGGCACTCGTGGCCGCAATCGAGGCCGCGGCGCTGGAAGGGTATGGGTGGACGCCGCGGCGCACTCGACAAAAAGTTGACATTGGTGCTACACTAGAAGCATGAATGAGATTGAGCAAATCCAGGCAATGTTCAATGCACTCGTGGACGCAATGCGACCACTCCTTGATGCTTACGCGAATGCGTGGCAACAGATCGTTGCCGCTTGCGAGGCGATACAGCAGACAGAAACGGAACAAAAATAGCATTCCTTTAATCTAACATATCGCCACTCATCACTCTTGATGCACGGCGCTCCCTGATCTCAGGATCGGGTGGGCGTCGTTTTTTGTTGGTCTATGAATCTCTATCTCGAAATCACCAAAGCCGATCAGCGAATCGTTGAGGGGATCGCCTC